GCCGCCTGTAAAATATGAATATTGTAATTTTCATTTGACGGACATCCTCCATATAAGTTATATTTTGTTGAAAGTAATCGACATAAAGATTGTAATGAGATTGGAGGAGTGGTATGTAATGTAAGAAGCTCCGCTTCTGTTATAGCTCTAGGTGGAGTATATTCTTTTACAAAGTATTGCCGTCCTAACAGATTGTTAAGAGCATGACGACCACATCCAAGCGATTCTTGTTTTTCAAAAAAACTACTATTGTAAAGATGTTCTTGTCGTACTCCTAGTGCTGCAGAAGAGACTGGTGTTGAGGAGGTTGGCGGTGACGGTGGTGGCGGCGGCGGTGGTGGTGGTGGCAGCGACATAGAAGATTTTGCAGAAGATGTTGTAGAAGGAGGTGCAGAAGATGTTGCAGAAGCTGCTGTTGTATCAATATAGGAGGGGGTGGAATATTGAATTGTACCACCAAAGCGAGTATCTGGGTTAAACCCAATTGAAAATTTAATTGGATTATAGTTTATAGACATCTTCTATTTTAAATAAGATATTTAAAATAGAATAACTTTTACACGATTTAGAATCCAGGCATTCCTACGGTTAATTCTTCTGCAGCAGCTACTATAGGAGCAGCAGCAGAACCTGCCATGGATTGAATAACTTCTTTCACCTCTAACACTTCCCCTACGGAAGTAAGAAGGGTAGAAGGATCTCCTCCTGCCCCAAACAACCAAGCATAGGCCGCACAACCTATGGTAATTAATCCAACTAAAAACCAACGAAAGAGGGCTGCAACATCGGGAAGTTTTGAATCTTTATACGACGACCATCCTGCTGCAATAAAACTAGACAACAATCCACCGCCAACAGCCGATCCTATGAAAGCGGGAGTTTGCATTTGTAAGGAAGTTTATTTTAACTCAGTTCTTCAAACTCACCCAAAGAAGCCAAGGGAGCTTCTACATCCTCCGCAGGGGCCTCCAAATCTTCCATATCCTCCAGGGAAAGAGAGGTTCCTTCACTTCCAATTTGAATTCGTTGGAGTGGATCATCTTCTCCCCAATGACTCTCAGGTTTATCCTCACTACTTATCTTCGGTGTATACCGTATTTCACTTACGGATTCCTTTGTTTCATCAAAGACTGTATCATAGGGTGTAAAATGAACACTCGGTTCCGTATCAATCAGCAACCTGTTTTCACCTACTTTTTCAGCAATGGCTCCTTCTTTCAGGGGCGGAAGAACTGCCGAATGATCCTCTTTTATAACAAGCGAGGGAGAGACTGTAACAGTGGAAGGAAGTTCTACAGGGGCTGCTGCAATAGCAGGAAATTCTACTGCTGCTGCAATGGTGGAAGGGGTAACTACCGTTGAAATGGTAGATGGAACAACAACAGTTGAAATGGTAGATGGAACAACAACAGTTGAAATGGTGGAAGGAATTACTTCAGGAACTACTGTAGGAAGTGGAAGAGCTGCTTTTGTCTTTTTAGGCTTCTCTTCTACTTTCTCCTCCTCCTCTTCCTCCTCCTTATCTTCTTCATCTTCTGCCAAATATTCATTCAGAATGGATTTTACAGGAAGCAAAGAGCGAACGGCTCCACTCAAGGCTTCAATGCACATGGATTCCATTTGTAACACATTTTTCTGTTTTTCAATCATAGGAACTGATTCTAGAAAGAGGAAAGGAGCCTTCCAAAATCCCCGCGCACATTCAATAAATACACGATGTAAGAAATGATCCAATTTAGGAAGTGTAATTTTCATCTTTTTCTGTTTTGGAGAGACTCGAATGGCCGTTAACATTTTCGTATGTGCAATAAAAACAGCTGTCATTAGTTCTTCTACATAATCACATCGACAGGTATCTAATACAGTGGATACATTGGTATCAATAACATCTTGATTCCACTTAGGAACATCCGCACACCAAGTTTGAAACGCACTCATAGCTTTTGCAGAATCTTTACTCGAAATTTTTTGATACTCGGTTCGAAAGAATTCTACCATCGGGGAGGATAGCCAGGAAGCCATTTGCTTCAAATATTCATTCCGCGCTTCACTGTATAGACTTACGGATTCCATCGTACTTTCTTCATTGGATTCATTTTACAATCCCTTCCGCACGTAAAATTCCATAGACAGCTGTAAAGAAAAAGGATCGACAGGACATTCCTCCCAATCGAGACCATTGGGACAACGTTTGGGATACGACTGGATGATGGGGCCACCCTAAAATTAAAATATCTCGTAGATCAATTCCTTCCAATCTGGCGGCTTGTTCTGTCTTAATTGCCCATGAAACCCACTCATTTACTTTTGTTGGACGCATTGCTAAATAAGATTCAATTATTTTTGTTTGATTATCGTTTGGAAAGACACCTTTCCAAAGGGCTAACACCTCTAACACTGCCGTTCGTACAGTTTGTTTTGGAGCAATCTGTTTTATAATCTCTTTCGGAATTTCAAAATTTGTTCTTCGTAAGAGTTCATAGATGAGTTCTGTCTCTTCGGGTGCTCGAACGTGAACTAGAGTGGTTCGACTTACCAAGGGTTCCGTAATCGTTCCTACATCTCGCACCTCTAACACAATTCGTGTATGGGCGGAAGTTGTTTCAAGCATTCGACGTAAAAAAGCTTGTGTATCTGCATGAAGGGCATCCGCGTGTTCAAAAAGAATCCATCGAAACTGCCCCGTTGCTGTTTTTCCCCCTTTTGCAAAGGCTCGAATGGAATCTCGTGAATCTCGTAATCCAGCATTGGCAGTACAATCAATCCGCAAGATGGCTCGGCCCTGGAGAGCCATCTTTAAAAATAAAGACTTTCCACATCCCGCCGGACCACATAACAATAAATGAGGAACCTTCTCCTCTTGAATCTGTGTCGCCAACTCCTTCCAAATGGTTGTATTTCCTACAATATCAGAGATTTCTTTGGGTGCATATGGATCATATTCTGTTGTATCTAGCATTCTTACTATGTGTTTATGGATGAACTTTAAGTCGAATCCTCTGGTAGGAATGATTGATTTGCCACAATATATAAATGCGTATGGACTTACAAGTTTTGTATGGTTATTACTTCTTACCCTTGTGGCTCTTCCTAACTATTCGATTCTAACAGGAATTGCTGGATCCATATTTTTACTTTATTGGGTTTACGGTATTCATGTTTTTATGCATATTATTAGTAAAGTCTTTCCATTTAATTATTTAGATCCTCATGTTATTATTCATCATAATCCTTCTACCACGATTCCACGATGGCTCAATCTTGTAATAGAAGCACTGGAAAACTTTGCATTTTTTTACATACTCATTTTAATCCAATCTATTACAGGGATTCATTGGATAAGCACAAGTACAATTCTACTCGCTGCACTGTGGTATACATTTGTTCATATTATTCATTTTAGTATATTTGGTAATGAACAACATAAACAGCATCATGAAAAATCATTTTGTAATTATAATCCCGAAGCAATTGATACACTCCTTGGAACACGTTGTTCACCAGATACACCTTATACAAATATATCTGATGAAATTATATATGGACTTTGTGCATTTCCCATTGTATTATTTCTAAAATATTGGTATAAACTAGATTAAAACATCATATTTATGTGTTGCAATATACTCAGACCAGGTTTGATTATATACAACTTGTATATATCCTAATATACTAAGTTTTGCTATATATCCTATGAGTCCAATCACTATAATAATCTTATCAATTTCATTGGTTCGAATATTTGTACAACTTATCATTTTAACAAGATTTGATAAACTATCAATATAAAGAGTTCCCTTTTCATATTTAGTAAGTATACATCCATCATATATGATTGATTGTAAATAGATTAATCCAATTACGAGTGTACATATAAATATAAAGAGTAAATTATTGCTAAATGGAAGAATTAGTGAAAAACTTAGAATTATAAATAAATGTATTGATGAAATAATCATTTCTCTAATTTACATATATTTAATTATTCGGGATACACGCGAATTTGTCTAAACAATTATTCTACAATAACATAGAATGAATACTTCACACTATGTAAATGCTTTATTTATCATGGAACGATCCAAAGATGCTAAATCTATAATGGATTGCATCAACTATGTTGCAGAAGAACTTATTATGTATCCATCAGAAGAATCTGATCAAATTATGGTTCATTTGATTCCCATGATGTTAGAGTTTTTTATTTCTTCTGAGCTTTCCTGCGCTTTGCCGCTTCCTTCATAGCCTCCCCTAAATTTGTATTTGGGTTTCGGGCCTTTAGTTCTTTGTAGGTCGCGGTTACAAGCCTTGTCCATTCTGTAGGAGCCCGTTTTCCACCCGATTGCTTCCGCGTTCCCTTCTTACGATCCTTGCGATCCGCTTTACGAGTCGCTGCCATAGTTTATACAAGGGAATCCTATTTTATTTTCGTTTGGACCATGCCATATAAATTCCATACGCAACTGCGCCTAATAAAAGAGCTTCTTCCGCTTGATACCGCCAATACGTTGTTTTTGGTATCAGGACATGTTCATCTTCAAAATTTGTTTTTACATCGCAAATAACGCATTTATTAGGATCATTAATATCACTCTTTGAAATATTATACATAATAATTCGTTCCTTGGGTCCTACTACATCAATCATACGAAGAGAGGAGCCAACCGTTAAAAATCCATCAATATGAGATTCAATCGGAAGCAAATGAGGAAGAACCCGTTCTACTCCACGTCGGGTAATCATATACGCTGCCATACAGACGAATCGTTCCATCCGAAATAAATCAGAAGATCCATAAAATGATTCTCCTATGATTGAATAAGTCTTAGAGGGGGATAAGATACAAAAATCCCATTGCGTTGGATCTGCTAAAATCGGAGATTTATCAAAAAAGGATTGCAATGTATGAGCAACTCCTACAGGAAGTTGTATATCATCTTCAAAGATTAAAGCAACCGGAGCAGAGGATTCTCGTAAAAACTTTTGCCAAAGATGAATGTGCGAAAGATAACATCCCACCCCTCCTGCTGTAGAAAGCTGTTCATGAGATCGACGTGTATTTAACAAAATATTCCGTTTTGTAAGAAAACTAACACGATCATCCTCTTTGATATCAATTAATTTACCATCTACACCAATATATCGTTCAATCGATTTAAATTCCTTGAAACCTGGTTGTGATTGAATTAACTCCCATCGATCAATTCGACGCTCTAAATTAATACAATAAGTTGGCAGTTTGTCTAGTTGAAGCGACTCCATTCCCTATATTTAGTGAGGAAAAGGTGTTTCAAGTTTACCAGGAAGTCCACCCTTGTAAAGTGCAATATTATAAGGATTCTGTTCCACAGATTGAACAAAGATAGGATCATTTCGTTCTGCGGCCACATTTAGTTTGAGTATAGCTCGTGGGCGTTGGATTCCTACAGCGCCCTTAGAAGCTGCTTCTCCCTGCACACGATCCAATGCCGGTTCACGATCATTGACTGAATCCGACACAATCTTACGGTATTGCATATTCATATTATCCTCTCCATTGAACAATCCCCCGTTGATAACACCATGAGGAGCGCGTCCTTCTGCAATACGTTCCTTCTGTGCATATTGGCGCATGTTCTTGGCGGCCCAGCGATGTTCAGGCTTTCTAGGTGTATCAGCACTGCCACGAATTCCAACATAATCCTGAAGAAGTGTGGTTTCACGAACCGTTACCTTTGCAACATCATCGGGATCATACACTGTCAACCGTTCAGGAGCGGAAGCAGGAGCACTTGTACCAATATAATTCTCGACAAAGGTCGTTTCACGAACTGTCGTCCTTGCAACATCATCGGGATCGTAAATTGTTAGTTTCGGCTGTTCACTGGTAGGAGCTGAAATACCTAGAAAATCCCAATTAACGGTTAATTCCTTACGACTTCCTTTTGCAATATCCTGCAACGGTAAACTAACATCTCCAGCATCTGCCGGTTTCAAGTTCGTTGCATGAACCCTTCCACCTGTATAAAATCGTTCATTGGGACGAATATCAATGGAAGATTTCCCATAATCATTTTCACTTGCATCCGTATTTGGATTCGTATACTCGGATAAATCTGCATTACGATAGCCATAGGATCCCATCTGTTTCACCAACGGGGTACGAGTCGCCCCCACGGTATAGGTCGCCTTGCCTTCTGCCTGTGCCGCCACTCCTGCATACTCTGTTGTAGTCGCAATACGAGTTGTATCCTTCAGAATCTGAATACTTTCCATCATAGCTTTGGTGGTATCTGATTTTCCACCAAAGTTACGTTCCCCCTTTTCATTAATGTAAAAGGTATCGGGACGATATTTATTGACATCTCCAAAGGTATCAGGGGCGACACTGGTTGTAATAAAATGAGCCCCTGGAACCACCGGTTTGGCATAGGTTAATTTAGGATTATTGGCAACACGCAAATCATCGGTTCGTGGCATTCGTGATTGGATAAAATCAACTCCTGCTTCCTGCTGAAATCCACCACTGGGAATCTGTGTAAAGCCTTCATTCAATCCTGGACCCACTCGAATACTTTCAAAGGGTTTCTCATTGGCACGATTTCTAGACTCCACAATACGACCTTGCATAAAATCAGTAGAGGACTCTAACCCAAAGGGATTCCCCATGGGCTCTTTGGCCGGTTCAAACATAGGAGACTGTTCCCGTTTGTTGAACTGTAAAGAACCCGCTCCTGTAAATTCATCCAAAAGAGTTCCATTGCTACGATCTCCCATATTCTGTTTCACGGATCCACGAAAGAAAGGGACCATGTTATTGTGAGTAAAATCTGCAGAAGCAATGTTAATTCCTGCTAAAGAACTTTTCACATGATCTCCTTCTCTGGCTTTGTTCAAAGAAGCAGCAGGACTGTATTCAATAGAATCCGGACGCATCTGCAACAACGGAAAATCAGCTGCTAATCCGGTTGGAGCGGGAAGGGTGGGGGGAGAGATGGGAAAATGATCTGGCATTGTATTCAGAAGACCTTTTGGAAAGGGTTCACTGGGAATCGATCCTCCTGTAGGAACCCGAAACTGACGATCATACCCTCCAATGGTTCGTGTATTGGGTTGACGAGGAAAACCGGGAACGGTCGGACGATTTGGTGGGGTTCGTTCGCTTGATTTCGTAGCAGTAGAATCCGTAAATCCTTCCTTTTTGGGTGAAAAAAAGTATCCCAGCCCTAACATTCCTGCTAATGCTGCGACCTCCATCAAAACTCTACTGTGGGTTAGAATTTGAAAGTAAATAGATCGACCCCATTTCAAACCGTACTCTATTCTGAAAATATACCAGATTCAATTATAAAAAGAATTAATAAAACATTCTTTTATGCAATATTGATTGCATAAAAGAATTAGTAATCATTTACCACTTTCCAACACGATTTTCACCACTTACAGCAAACTTGGTGGAGTCAGGATTCCAGTAGAGAGAGGGATCGACTTGCATAGCCTTCGCCTCTTCGATATTTCCAAAGTCTCGGGGAGCGACGGATTCAATGGTAATGGCCGATCCAGGACCAGCAGGAGGTTTGATAGGGGCAGCACACCGTCCCAGTCGGGAAGCATCTTTGGACTGCAATTTAGACAGCACTAACCAATCAAAGGGCATCATCACATGTTCCTGAGGATTCTGGCAGAGATATTCAAACCGATTCCACCCTACCCCACGACCGGTGCAAGGAGGATCGACCAATCGACTGTAGGTTTGAGGGAAATCACATTCCTTGGGAGCCGTTGTCTTGGCCTCATTGACCTTATTTTTGTGAGGATTGTACTGGTGGCCAATCACACGAGATCCAGGGCGATCAATATTAAACAGATCACTTTCCACATCGGTACGAATAAAACTATTGTTGATAGGAGT